TCGCAGACGGTGACGATTGGAAGTTACACAGTTAGCTTTTACGGCAATTCTATTGCGTACTATGGTCTTTACAATTCTGGGTCTTTTGTGAGAGGTTCCGTATCTGACGGAACGTCAAATATGTTCGCTGGAAATACAATTTACTGGCTCAATTACGCGAGTCTGAGCGGCGCTCAATATGTATATTTTGCTGTAATCGGAAATCACAGTAACAGCGGATTTACTTCGATGACCATCGCTGGCGGCTCGACACTCGCGCGAACAGCGGCAACCCATTCTTACATATCAAATGGAAACTATACGCGTTGGGCTTGGTCGGTCAGTTCCAACCAGTTCGGGACATCGGGAACAAAAGTCGTGACTTGGAGTTAAATTATGATCTCTTACACAACAAAAATAGACGAAGGCGTAACTCTTGCAGTGTTTGAAAATGCCATTGCGACTTTTGAAGTCCCATTAACTGGGATTGCTGAATCAGAAATTCAGGCGCACTTGCAAAGTCAAATTGATGCGCTTGAACTCGACATTCAGATCCAAGGATTAGCATAGATGGCATATTTTAAACGCGACAGATTTAGTGGCATAGCGCCTGGAGTTTCTCCAAGATTGCTAGCAGACCAGTTCGGTCAGATTTCGGAGAACATAGATTTCGAGTCTGGGCGCTTAGTGTCTACTACTGAAGACAGCGATGCGTACACGTTGCAAAATACGGCGCGCCGGTCGATCTATTATTATCGTGATACAAGTTGGCTAGAGTGGAGCGAAGATTCTGTGTCCGTTGTGCCTGGGCCAATTCCTGGCGACACGACTGACCGCTTGTATTTTACAGGCGATGACTACCCGCGCGTCGGGACAGTATCAACTCTTGTATCTGGAAGTTCAGGGTATCCGGTAAACTCTTTTCGGCTCGGGGTTCCCGCTCCATCAGCAGCCCCAGGAACTTCAAAAAGCGGTACAGCCGACGCCACTGCTACTCCGTCTGATGTTAGTTATGTCTACACTTATGTTACTGCTACTGGCGAAGAAGGCCCACCATCCGCGCCTTCTGGGGTAATTGAGTTAACAGACGCTGAGTCTGTGGCTGTTGGTATGCCAACTAGCGCGCAATCGTCCGGTAATTTTAACTTCGGTAGCGGTGCGTTAAAGAGAATCTATCGATCTAACACCGGCTCAACAAACACTCAGTTTCAGTTTGTGGCTCAAGTTGCTTATACAGCGGTGACTTTCACGGACACGACTGACGCAGCGAACCTCGGTGAAATACTGCCAAGTGGCGGCTGGATCGGCCCACCTGATGACAATTCGTCGTTATATCCTGATGGCCCGTTGCAAGGTTTAATTGCTCTGGCACAAGGCACAATGGCAGGGTTTACTGGCAAGCGGTTTTGTTTATCTGAACCATTCCTCCCGCACGCTTGGCCGATTCAATATCGGATTACTACTGAAGAAGACATCGTTGCTATTGCGTCTACCGCAAATGGTGTAGCAGCTTTGACTGACGGACAGCCGTATTTCATTACTGGTACTGAGCCGTCAGCCATGACCGCTGTCCGAATAGATTTTAGTCAAGCGTGTGTGAACAAGCACAGCGTTGTGGACATGGGCGATGTTGTTCTATACGCAGGGCCAGAGGGCCTCTGTGCAATCCAATCCGCGTCAGGACAGGTTGTTACTAAAGGTTTGATCTCAGTCAAACAGTGGAACGCCGACTTTCACCCAGAAACCATTCGGGCATTTAGGCACGAAGGTACTTACGTCGCATTCTGGACAAGCGGCGGTACGCACGGGGGTTTTGTTTATGACCCGCGCGGTAGCGAGAACAGTTTGTCAACGCTATCAATTGCAGGCGAAGTACGCGGCGGACATATGAACCCGAAAGACGGTGAGCTGTACATTATTGTTGGCAACAAAATCAAGAAGTATCGAGGCTCCAATACGCCCCGCACGTTAACTTTTAAGAGTAAGAAGTTCGTGACTCCCGCTCCCTTGTCGATGGGATGGGTATCTGTACACGCGAACGTGTATCCAGTAACTGTAAAAGTTTATGGTGACGGAGCATTGGTAGCACACTACACGCTTTCAAAAGCGGGTGCGAATTACACGCAGGCGACTACCGTCCCCTCCAACATCAGCAATGGCACACTACGTGAACCAATCATGCGGATGCCTGCTGCTGTAGCGCAAGAGTGGGAAGTCCAAGTGCAAGGTACTGACATCAACGATTTCTGCTTAGCTCAATCAATGGATGAGGTACGTCAATCGTGACAGTACGTCCAACTAAAGTGCCAGGCATTGGAAAGCTACCGGCATCTCTTGATCCGCAAACACGTATGGTTCTTGAAAGCCTCATCGAAGCAGTTGAGATACGGCTAGGCCGAAAAGGCGACCCACAAGACCGTGCTATTACACTGAGGGAGCTTGTTGATTCGGGGTTAGCATCAAGACTAAAAGCTACAGCAGGCTTTGATCCGAACCAAATTACTACGAGCAATCTTGGCGTCGAACCTCTGATCGTGCCGACCTCGCCTTATGCTCCAGTAGGTTTTACAGCAAGCGGCGCGTACTCCCAAGTAAATATATTTTGGACAGCCGCTTTTTATAGGGGCCATAACCAAACTGAGATTTGGTCCCACACGTCAGACGCGCTTGGTGACGCGACCCTAGCCGGCGTATCGACAGGGATAAGCTTTATAGATCCTGTCGGTTCGGGCGTCACGCGATACTACTGGATTAGACACGTCAATCTTAATGGTATAAAAGGGCCATTTAATGCTGGTGCTGGAACTGTTGCGGCAACTGCTACGGACGTGGCGCACCAACTTGCTGTTTTATCAACGGCTATTACATCCTCGCAACTTGCTAGCGCACTAAGTACACCCATTAGTCAGATACCAGGCATAAATAGTAAAATTGAGAACATAGAGGGGCAGTACTCGGTAAAGATTGACAACAACGGCCACGTTGCGGGTTTTGGTCTGAGTAACACAGGTACTACCGCAACTCCGTCGTCCGCTTTTATTGTTCGCGCCGATAAGTTTGCGATCATTGACCCTGCTTCAAGCGCGGATGGTCTCGGGTCAACAAGTCCGACTGCAGCGAACATACCGTTTACCGTCGATAGCGGTGTAGTATTTATGGCGAGCGCCATGATTAAAGACGCGACTATTACTTCTGCAAAAATTGGATCAGTGAATGCGGACACGATTAACGCAGGCACACTGAGCGCGAACCGTATTGCAGCAGGCGCAATTGGTGTAAATAAATTAAATCTTGTGGGCACAGGGGCAACCATAAACTTAGCGAGCGCGAACAGCGGAGCGCGAATGATTATCCAGGGTTCGAATATTACGGTTTTTGATGCGTCGGGCACGCTCCGCGTTAAGCTAGGGAATTTGTCTTAGTGGCTTATGGGCTTCAAATTCGGAACGCAAGTGGAACCCTTACGTTAGATACAAACTATAGGTTAGTGCGGTTTTCAGCGTTTTATCAAGGCAATGTATCTTACGGCTCACCAACCACTTTGTCTGTTACTGGTCTGGCTAATGATGGAACTTGGGGATACAACAATTCTGTAGCAGAAGCATGGAATATAAAGACCACTTTGAACAGCGGGTCGATAACGATTACTGCGTTAGTTTCCGGTACTCACGCTTATAAATTATTACTGTTTAGGATTTAACATGGCTTATGGACTACTAGTAGTTAACGATTCTGGGTTTACGCAAATTGACCATACTTATGGAAATCTTCAGATAATAGCGACAGGGACTACGGCGAATTTTTCGGGGTCATCTATTGCGACAGCCTTGCCCAGTGGAGTTGGGACTGACATTTTAGTGTTTGTAAAGCCTAACTCCACAAGTGGGCTTGGATATAATAATGAAATCCCATTTTGGGGTTACATTGACTACGCAGCAAATACATTTGTTATAGGCAGACTACTTATTCTGTCTTTTTACCAAGGCAATTTTAAATATATTGTTTGTAAGGCTGGGCAAGCCCCCGCGAGTTCTGGTCATTATGGGCTAGAAACTTATACAAGCTCTGGCAGCTTAGCTTTTTCTAGTGTCTATGATGATATGGAGTGCGTAGAGGCTCACACTTATACGCTTAGCTACCCAGCTTCGACTAATTTTGTATTTAATGAAAGCAGCGGCGGCTGGGCAAATGGCACTAACGTAGATGATTATTATGTTTTGCTAAATGCAATGGGGAAGGTAGCAAAAATTGCGTTTACAAATAACTACTACCACAGAGCGTCTTTTGTTTCGTACCGCTATTCAGCAAATGCGAATAACCAAAACCCAGCGGCACAAAACATTAGATGCGGGGCAAATTTCGGTTTAACCGTCCCAGCGATATCAGGAAGTACTACCACTGTTGAGTCAACAGATACAAGAACCCAAATTATAGCGAGGTATCACGGATCATGATTAAAGTAGCTTTAGTCAAAAGTAACGGCGAAGTGTCTACGGTTTTGTCTACGCAGACAGACGGGATGTATGTTGATGGCCAAATGTATGGCGATCTGCTCGCCAAGCATTTGGCGTTAGATGATGACAACGATGTGTATATCAATACTAAATATTGGGATTACACCGCGTCTGCTTGGCAAAACAGAGAAGCGAGAGCAGGCGGCTATATGGTCTGGATTAATAATGCATGGGCCTTAGACGCTACAGAACTTTTTACAGAGATCCGTAGCTACCGAGATGCTTATTTGAACGCAAGTGACTGGACACAAATGCCCGATGTTAATTTCAACGTTGGCGTTAAAGCGGCGTGGGCAAATTACCGCCAAGCACTCAGACAAGTCCCCGCTAACAACACGGATGTCACGTCACTAGAAGAGGTGTCATGGCCGACTGCCCCTGGGAGCTAAAGCATGCTTGCTGAAATAGCGGCAGCTAATGCAGCGTTCAATATCATTAAAAGCGCAC